GCCCGTAAGGGCGGAGGCCACCGAGTATTATCGCGGGCAACCGTTTGGCGACGAAGAGGACGGGCGCAGTCAAGTGGTTAGCATGGACGTGCGCGATACCGTACAAGCCATCCTGCCGTCGCTGATGCGGATTTTTCATGGCACCGACCGCACCGTCGAATACGCGCCGCAGGGGCCCGAAGACGTGCAGGCGGCGGAGCAAGCGACCGACTATGCCAATTTTATCATCAACCGCGACAACAACGGCTTCTTGGCGATGCATTCAGCGTTCAAGGATGCGCTGATACGCAAGGTTGGTGTTTTAAAGTGTTGGTGGGATGATCAAACCACGATTGACGCCTACAATTACACCGGCCTTGACGATAACGCGCTGGCGGCTCTTGCCGCAGATCCGGATGCGATGATCACCGTGCAGGCGTCCATGCCGTTTGGTGAGCCCATGATCGACCCAGTGACCGGAATGCAAATGCCGATGCCGATGGTGCATGATGTGCGTGTGGAATACACGCGCCCCGATGGTCGCGTTAAGCTGGAGGCTGTGCCGCCCGAGGAGCTGCTAATTTCGCGTGAGGCAAAATCTATCGAAGAAGCGGATTACGTCGCTCACAGGCGCATTGTGACCGTCTCCGAGCTGGTTGCGATGGGATATGATTACGACGACGTTTCCAGCATGTCATCTGCTTATGATGATATGAACACCAACGTCGAGCGGTACACGCGAAACCCTGCGCTAACGAACGAGATGAACGAGCGCAACGACCCAGCGATGAAAAAGGTTCTTTACGTCGAAAACTATATCCGCGTTGATTACGACGGCGACGGCATTGCGGAGCTGCGCAAAATCTGCACGGCGGGCGACGGCAACAAGATACTGAACAACGAGCCAATTGACATGGCTCCCTTCGCCACGTTCTGCCCAGACCCAGAGCCACACGATTTCTTTGGCATTAGCGTGGCGGACACCGTCATGGACATCCAGCGGATCAAGTCTGTCATTATGCGCAACACGCTTGATAGCTTGGCCATGTCCATACACCCCCGCGTGGCTGTCACAGAAGGCATGGTTAATTTAGATGACGTTATGAACACAGAGGTTGGCAGCATTATCCGCCAGCGCCAAGCCGGTCAGGTGCAGCCGCTTTCGATGCCATTTGTTGGCCGCGAGGCGTTTCCGGTTCTGCAATATATGGATCAGGTCAAAGAGGCCCGCACAGGCATCTCAAAGGCGTCTCAGGGGCTAGACGCCAACGTTCTGCAGTCTACCACCGCCAGCGCCGTTGCAGCGACTGTGAGCGCCGCACAGCAACACATTGAGCTGATCGCGCGCATATTCGCTGAGACGGGCATGAAGCGTTTGTATCAGATCGTGCTGCACCTGATCACCACGCATCAGGATGCGCCGCGCATGGTTCGCTTGCTCAATAAATTTGTTCCGATAGACCCAAGGGCGTGGGATAGTAAGATGGATGTGTCGATCAATGTCGCTTTGGGCCGAGGCACAGACACAGAGCGCATGATGATGCTTCGTCAAATTGGCGAAATGCAGAAGGATGCAATGAAAACCATGGGCCCGCAAAATCCGCTAACCGACATCACCAAGCTCAGCAACACGCTGAAATCAATGACAGAGTTGGCAGGCTTCAAGGATACATCTCAATTCTGGAGCAACCCTGCAGAGTTTAGACCACCGCCAAAGCAGGAAAAGCCAGACGTCAACGAGATGCTGATACAAGTGCAAATCCAAGATATCCAAGCAGACATTCAGAAAAAAGCCGCGCAGTTGCAGCTTGATCGTGAAAAGATGCAGATGGAGGATGACCGCAAGCGTGACGAGCTTGAGGCTGAGCTGTTTGTAAAGGCCGAAGAGATGAAGGCCAAATATGGCGCGCAGCTTAACGTCGAGCAGATCCGGTCTGATCTGGCCATCAACCGCGAGGTTCTCAAGGCGCAGGCAGACGTGATCAAGGAGGGCGCGCGTGAAGACTAAGCAGCAAATAATTGATGATGGCAATGCCGCCGACCGATTGCTGAAAGACACTGATCTGGTGAGGTTTTTCGCCGAGATTGAGCAGGATTGCTGGGGCGAGTTTAAGGCGACTGGCACCGGCGATGCAGAAGGCCGAGAGGCCATCTATATGAAACTGCGCGGGGTTGATCTGGTTCAGAGATCCCTGCGTGCCATGGTTGACAACGCGACTATTGAAAAAAAGCAAAAATAGACGCATAATTAAGGAGATTGACGCAAATGTCAGATAGCAACACCCCGCAAGGGATTGGGCTGACCGACGCGCAAAATGCAATCAGTGCAATGTTTGCACCCCAAGGGGATAATGCAGAAGCGACTGATGCGCTAGAGGCCGAAGCTGAAGAGCAATCCGAAGCTGAAGTCGAAATGGCTGATGATGAGATCGACAATTCACCTGTCGAAGGATCTGAGGTCGAGCTTGATGACGAGGATGACGCCGACAATTCTGGCGACCAATCCTTCGACATACTGTCCGCGAAAGTGGAGGTAGACGGCGAAGAGATTACGGTCGAAGATTTGAAAAGCGGACATTTAAGGCACCGAGACTATACCCGCAAAACGCAGGAGCTGGCTGAGATGCGCAAGTCGTATGCAGCGGAAGCCGAAGCGATTGAGCAGGAGCGTGCGCAATATGCTCAACTATTGCCGGCCCTAAGCCAGCAAATTGAGCAATCGGTACAAGAAGAGCCTGACTGGGATACACTGTATGACACAGACCCCGCGATGGCAGCGAAAGCAGAGCGACAATGGCGAAAGCAACAAGAGCAAAAGCAAGCTCAATTGCACGCGGTTAGAGCCGAGCAGGCCCGACTGCAGGATCTTCAACAGAAGAAAATGCAGCAAATGGAACAAGAATATTTGGAGCAACAGCGCACGGCGCTGCCGGATATTATCCCAGAGTGGCGTGACCAAAAGGTTGCATCCACAGAAGCTGGGCAAATTCGTGATTTTCTTCTTAACGAAGGATTTAGCGAGCAGGATGTCCAAGGGTTGAAAAACGCAACGTTGGTTAAACTGGCGAGGAAAGCCATGCTTTACGATAGAGGCGAAACGCGTGCTAATGAGGCTAAAGTGAAGCCGAAGAAAGCGCGTTCCAAAACGTTAAAAGCAGGATCTCGCGGTTCAGTGCCAAAGCCGAAAACTGTGCAGCAAGCGCATATCCAAACCGCGCATCAGACTGGCCGTGTGCGAGACGCAGCGGCTGCAATTAAAACATTGCTGTAATGGAGAAATAAAATGGCAATCGTAGCAAACACCTTTACGTCTTTTGACGCAAAAGGCATCAGAGAAGAGTTAAGTAATATCATTGCCTCTATCTCGCCCGAAGAGGTGCCTTTCCAAAGTAACGTTGGTTCAGAAAACGTATCAAACACGTTTTTTGAGTGGCAGACAGATTCACTGGCTGCAACCAGCACAACAGCCGTAATTGACGGTGACGATGTGGCGTCTTTCGACAGCACATCAGCGACTACGCGTATCGGAAACTATACGCACATTCGCCGTCGTACATTGATCGTTGCGGACAACTTGGGCTCGCAGGATTTGGCCGGCAGAAACGACGAATTAAGCTACCAGCTCGCAAAGCGCGGCAAAGAGCTTCGTCGTGATGTAGAAGCAGTTTTAACCGACAACAATGCCCGCGTGGCCGGTAACTCATCCACAGCCCGCGAAACCGCTGGCTTGGGTGCGTGGATTGCGACTAACACCAACAAGGCTGGTGACGGTACAGATCCGACAGCGGCTGACGGTTCAGACGCTCGTAACGACGGAACGCAGCGCGACTTGACCGAAGCGATGGTCAAGGACGTGATGCAGAAGGCGTTTGTGTCTGGCGGCAACCCATCAATCCTGATGGTTGGCCCACACAACAAGACTGTTGTGTCAGGCTTTGCCGGTATTGCTGCTCAGCGTTACATGGCACCAAGCGACAGCCCAACCACAATTATTGGTGCGGCTGACGTGTATATGTCAGATTTTGGTACACTTCAGGTTGTGCCAAACCGCTTCCAGCGTGAGCGTGACGCCTTTGTATTAGACCCAGAATATGCATCAGTATGCTATCTGCGTCCGATCCAAGCGGTTGATCTCGCCAAAACTGGTGACGCCGAGAAGAAGATGATGATCTGCGAGTTTGGCTTGAAAGTGTCAAACGAAGCGGCTCACGGCGGCGTGTTCGATCTGAACGTATCGTGACAATGAGGGGGCGGCGCTTAGCCGCCCCTTTACCACAGGAGGGGTTATGAAGAGACTGTTTAGCCAAGACGCAGCAACCGGCATTACGAAATACTGGCACGTCACTGGCAAGGGCGAATATGTGGTGGAGACTGTCCAAGACAGCCAGCATATCGCAGAAAGCAACAAGCGGGCTTATAACGAAACTGACGGCAAATTTGGGGATATGGCGCGGGTGGCGTCAATACCAATTTCAGTGTATTATCAGCTCAAGAGCCAAGGCATTGCGGACGATCCGAAGCGTTTGAAGAAATGGCTTAACGATAGAGACAACCGCGTCTTCCGGACAAGAGCCGGCACGCTTTAAGGATAGCAGATGGCCATCACAACATATGCTGAGCTAAAAACGAACATCGCAGACTTTTTAAATCGCAGCGATTTAACAAGCGTTATTCCGACGTTCATATCACTGGCGGAGGTGGATCTTGATCGCAAGATCAGGCACTGGCGTATGGAGAAAAGATCCACGACCACGCTTGATACGCAGTACAGCCAGTTTCCACAGGATTTTTTAGAGCCCATTCGGCTTAGCCTGACTACCGGAAACACAAGCCGGTTGGAGCTTTTAAGCCAAGCGCAGATGATGGAGCAGCGTGAGCTGAACAGAAACAACACGGGCACGCCACGCTTTTACGCCATCACCGATGGGTCAATAGAGGTTTTCCCGACGCCAGATTCTGACACAATTATTTTGGAAATGGTGTATTACGCTCGAACTGAAGCTTTGAGCGACAGCAACACCACCAATTGGCTGCTAACTTACTACCCCGACGCTCTGCTATATGGCGCGTTGGTTCACAGCGCCCCGTATTTAGCGGACGACCCCAGAACACAGGTGTGGGGCACGTTGCTGCAAAATGCGATAGGTGCTATAAATGCAGAGAGCGATAAAGCGAAATTTGGCGGAACTGGCCATAAAATGAAATTTAGGAGCTATTAAGATGGCAAGCATTGCAGACCGCGTTTTAGATAACGGCCTTACGATTTTAGATACTGAGGCCAATCGCGTTGACATTACCTCACAAGAGGCAACGACCTACGCAGAGGCGACATCAACACACACACTTGGCAACCAGACATCCATTTCGATTAGCGCGCCAGCGGATCGTTCTGGCGGTGGGCGCAAAGTCACGATGTCAGCATCATCTGGTGGCACAGTGACCGGCACCGGAACAGCAACGCACTACGCGATAGTTGACACCGGAAACAGCCGCCTGCTTGTCACGGGCTCGCTGACGGCGTCTCAGTCGGTCACATCTGGAAACACATTTAGCTTAGAAGCTTTGGATGTAGGCATCCCAGATCCATCGTAATAGTGAAGAGGAACTATCATGGCTCTGGTAATCGCTGACCGCGTCAAAGAAACAACCACGACAACGTCTACTGGCACCTATACGCTCGACGGCGCCTCAGACGGCTTCCAGTCGTTTGCAGCCGTTGGGAACGGGAATACCACGTATTATGCTTGTACAGATGGCAGCTTGTACGAGGTTGGTATCGGAACATTTACTGCTTCTGGAACTACGCTTTCGCGCGACACTATTCTGGAAAGCTCAAATAGCGATAACGCAGTAGATTGGCCGTCCGGCTCAAAAGATATTTTTGTGACCGTGCCGGCTGAAAAGTATTTGGTGCGTGACGCTAGCGGCAATGTAAGCTTAACGGGCAACCTTACTATCAGCGGCACCGTTGACGGTCGTGATGTTGCAGCGGATGGAACAAAGCTCGACGGGATCGAGGCCGGCGCTACTGGCGATCAAACTAACGCTGAAATCAGGGCGGCGGTTGAAGCGGCGAGCGATAGCAATGTTTTTACCGATGCAGACCATAGCAAGCTAGATGGCATTGAAAGCGGTGCAACGGCTGATCAGACGGCTGCGCAAATCCGCGCTAAAGTTGAGGCTGCAAGCGACAGCAATGTTTTCACAGATGCGGATCATAGCAAGCTGAATGGCATTGAAGCTGGCGCAACTGGCGATCAAACAAATGCTGAAATCAGAGCGGCAGTAGAAGCGGCAACAGACAGCAATGTTTTCACTGATGCAGATCACAGCAAGCTTAACGGGATCGAGGCTAGTGCAGATGTCACTGATACTGGGAATGTTGGGTCAGCTTTAACGGCGTTTTCTACTGGTACAGATGCCACAGGTTCTGATCTCATTCCTGTTTATGACGTGAGTGCAGGGGCTTGGGAAAAGCAAACCATCACCAACGCTGCGCTCCAAGGCCCGACAGGCCCCACAGGCCCGACTGGGCCGCAAGGAAACTCAGTGACCGGCCCTACTGGCCCGACAGGGCCAACGGGGCCTCAAGGTAACTCTGTTACGGGGCCGACCGGCCCAACGGGCCCGACAGGGCCAACGGGGCCTCAAGGCAACTCTGTCACCGGCCCAACCGGCCCAACGGGGCCAACTGGGCCGCAGGGAAGCGCGGGAAGCACGGGGCCGACGGGGCCGACGGGGCCGACGGGGCCATCGGGAAC